ACAACCAAGTTTTTGGAGTCGGCAGACCACTTCAAGTTGCCATCTTTATCGTGGCACTGAACGTGATAAACACCTGTGGCTTGTGCGGATTCACCGGCTTTAGTGTTACAGGTTAGTCCACTAGAAACAACGTCAGTGGCTTTAAGTTTTTCAATAGTCATGATGACTCCTAGTTGGAAGAACGAATTAACGAAGTGGTTGGGCCATTTACCGGCATGGTAATTGTAAATGTGGTGGTAGAAGTCTTGTCAGACCCAAAGTCCAACACAGCTATGGATTTGTTACCCTGTGTGACGTTGTAAATCAAAGCACATCTAGCTGTAATTGCCCCAGTCCACGAGATGTTTGGGAAGCCCACATAAGCGGTATATCCTGAAGACGACACCGTGATGGGTGTTAACTGTGCCCCGCCAAGCGAGTACGTACCCGTAGCGGGTACTTCATCAGTTGAACTGTATACAGTCGTGTCTTCGTTCAAATTAGCGTTAGCCGTGTACAGGGCAATCTTGATGACGTCGGTGGTCAGGTCGTGGATACCTTGATACAACTGCGCTTTAAAGCTGGTGGTCTGGGTCTGGATAATTGACATATCAAGTTACCTTCTGACGGAACTGACCAGAACGGTAAGCGTCTTGACGCTCCATACCATCACCCAAACGCTTGGCCAACGCAAGAGCTTCCATAAACTTCTGGTTGTACAACTGCATCATGTCAGCCTCACCCTTCATGTAGGTGTAAGCCTCAACCAAAGATGCGTACAACAACACAGAATCAAAGTTATCGCCTAGCCAAGATGTGAACGGTGCCACAGTAATGCTTGGTGGGTAGAAGAAATAATGCAGTTCTGCTCCGTATGCGGCGTCTGGTGTTGGGCCAAGAATGAAAGTCAACTCGGCTGCGTTGTCTGAACGTGGGCCAAACAAAGCGTAGTACCTAGGAATCCCCGTGTCTGTGGGCTGGGGGTATGCCTGCCGAATAAAGTTAACATCTTTGTTTAACAAATACTCGTACTCACCACTGGCGTTAATAATAGCCAATGAATACACTGCCAAAAAGTCTGTGGGGCACTGCAAGTACTTGTTATTTGTTGTAGTTGCACCTGTCACATTTTGGCGAAGCGACGGAAACTGCACCGAGTTGAATATACGCTGCTCAGCTTGCGTAACGAACACAGGAATATTAGCCACGAAATCTGCTTCCGTGTTCTCCGTGTACGCCTGAATAGCAGCGCTGAGTGCGGCGTAATTCATGCCATTGGGCCTCTAGCTGTAATGCCTTTGGTTGCCGCGCCGTTACCACGAGTGACGATACCGGATGTCTTAGTGGTTTCGTTACCAGCGGATTTGCTGACGTTGCCAACGCTTATGTCGTGCGAGTCAAGCTTGCTGCGGTTTGGAGGAGTGCCGGGGTTTGTAGAAGCAGGTGGGTTGTTAATCTTGGCCATGTTATTTCCCCTGATTTGCGGCGCGAGACAGGTTACGTCCCAAGCGCATACGGTCATCGGTTGTAGGGCCACCCTTTTTGAGCTTAGTCATCGGCTTGCCGGGGTGCATGTTTTTCTCGTGCTTGCCGACAGCAGACTTAATCATCTTCTTGTCTTGGGCTAAATCTTTCTTGTCCATATTAGACTCCTATGTAACGGTTACTGTAACTGTACCAACAAATGTCGTTGCCACCAAGTAATTTGGCGTTAGTGCAACATCAAAATTACTCGACCCACCAACAGGGTTCCACCCCCACTGAAGATCCCGCGAACCGCCAGTCAGACTGCCACTAGCGTTTACGCCTGCCGTGACGTAGGTTGTGTCCTTGCGCGGGTTACGCACAGCCTGCGGATCATCCACTGGGTACATACCCAACAACAACTGCGGTTGATCGGGATCAAAACACACATCACACACAAGCAGATTATAAATCTTTGTCTTCTGAATCTCTTTGCGAAGCGCCGTTAATTTGAACTGTTGGCCACACCTATCGCACATGGCGATACTGTTTTTACCAGAAGCAAACCGATTGCCCATTTACGTACCGCTACCAATAAACATTTGCCTCGGAACAAAACGAACCGAAGCCTTCTCACGATCTTCATCAGAAGCCAACTGCCAAGCTTCATCGTACTGTTGTTTCAAGACGGGCAGACGTTCAGCGCCGCCTTCAATCTTGAGAGCCAAGTAATAAGCTAAGCCTGCCACCATACAGGGCAGGAAACGGAAAGGCACATCCATCGTGCGTACACCACCGCCAGCATCATCAATACGGCGCATGCGCCAGTACACAAACTGATACGTTGTGCTGTTGTCTGGAGTTGGCCAAACGGTTATGGAGGGTAAATTCTGCGTGTACACAGACACGCCCGTTGAGTGTGCTGCGGCAGTTGTACCATTCTGCCCACGGAAGCAGTTGTTAAGCACATTGCCAGAGATGTAGCCGTACTGCACTGTCTCGTTCTCAATCAACAAGAACCCTGTGGCGGGAAGTCCAGCAGTGGAAGTCAACGTAATTGTGGTGGCCGTGGCCGTGATTCCACCATTTAATGTAGTCCCTATGGACGATGTCTGGCCATCCAAACGCTGATACCACACCTGAATAGGGCGGGCTTGTTGCAGTTTGTTGGGAATCGTAGCATAGGTAGAAACACTGATACGTGTGATGGTCAGGTCAGCCTGCGTAGATACGTTCCCCGCGCCCGTGCGAATCACATGCTCAAGTAGATCCACTGTGTCTACCGGCAGTGCGTAGTTGTTTAGACCCGGAGTCAGGTTAATCGTCCCCTGCTCAAACGTCCACATGTTGACACCACGGTTTGCCCAATCAGCAAACATCAAATTCAATGAACGACGGGCTGTACGCAAATCGTAGCCCGTACGCAACTCCGAACCGGCGCGTTCAAACGCTTCCTCAACCAACTCATTAAGGTCAAGGTTAAACGCTGTGGTTCCAGAAGTAGTCATCTAAATCCTGCCGTTTTCTTTGCAATCGTTTTTGGTTGCGCTACGAATTGTTTTCCGGCTTTTTTGCCAGCACGTTTCGCACGCGTTGTCGCAGCGTACTCAGCAGGACTGAGGCTCTTAATCGCAGCGCTAGGAAGGTATCGCTCACCAGTGTCAGAAGATTTTTTACCACTTTTGGTTCTCCATTTTTGGTCGCCCCAATCCTTCAAGGATTTCTGTGGCGCTTTCAATCTCGGTAACCCCCGCCTGCCGCCTTGTACTTCTTGGCAACAAGCTGAGCTTTACGTGCTGACCACTGACCTGCGCCAGTGCCGTGGGTTGCTGCGGCTTTTACTTGGGACACAATCTTCTTGCGAAGACCGGGCTTTGTGTAATTGCCAGCCGCATTTACTTTGCCGCCTTCAGCATATTGCGTAAAGTCGGTGTCGTCCCGTCGGGCCTTCTTCTTACCCTTGGGCATTTTAGAAGGGGAGATGTCTCCCATACCGCGACTGGCCATCATGATTTAGCACATCTTTCCACGGGTCTTGCCTTTAATGGCAATACCGTCAGCGCGAGAAGAAGCCGAGCCGCCATTGGCCATCTTCTTGACTGCGCCACCACGCTTCATACTCATGTCAGAAACGTCTGTGTTTTCATAGCGGACGTTAGTGCCGGGCTTGTTTGGTTCCGCCAACGCTTCTGGCTCACGCTCGGTGTCAAAAGACTTCTGGCCACTGCGAACGTAATTGTCACGTCCTACCGCATTCTTAGACGTCATGATCTCGCCCTTGCGCGTATCAGAATCACGCGGGACGTACTCACCCATCTTAGATTTAGTGCCTATAGACTTTTGTTCTGCAGGAGCCAAATCCGTGGTGTACTTTTTACCCTTGAAAGTAAAAGTCTTGTCGCCCGAAGCACGAGCTTCACGGAACGCTTTACCAAATTCACTAGTGGCCATAATTAGCTCCTTAGCAGGCTTTGCCGCCCTTGTTCATCTTAATCATTGTTCCCTTGGTTTTACCCTTGGTAGCAATACCATCTTTGCTAGGGGCAGCCGTTTTAACTTTGCCCATCGCCATACCGCCACCAGCCATTTTGGTTGCGCCTTTTTTCTTAGCCATCATTGCCATAAAACCGGGATTCATTTTGGAAGCCATAGTATCACCACCTTTTGAAAATTTGCGGCCCTTGTCCGCAGTTGTAAAATCCTTGCCCACAGACTGCGGGACTCCTACTTTCTTAGCAAACGACGGGTTGTTAGCCACCGCCGCCATGAAATTGTGTTGCTTCTTACTCGTCGACGGCATTATCTGCCTTCTTGCGTTTAGTCATTTCACGAACAGTGTCGGACTCCCAGATGCGAAGCCCGAGATAAATGATCGTGAACAGCGAAGCCAAAGGCGGTAGCCACGTAGCCATAACACCAACAGTTGTTAAGACTGCCGCGCCATCTGCAACTGCTTTAGCTGTGTCGTGCTGAGTCATATATACCGCCCCTTTGTCTTGCCTTTTATAGCGCAACCATCAGCCTCAGTTACATAGCCGCCATCCTTACAGTTCCACGCCCTCAAAGACTTATTGATTCGTGAATCCGGATCGTTGGCTGTCTTTGCGCTGGTTAGCTTCTTCTTCATGCCTTCCATGCGGGCGCAGAAAGAGTCGCGCCGTGAGCCGCCCTCGGGTTGAGGACGTTTTAATCCGGGTTTCCCGGGGTTGGCCGCGTTGTACGAGGCCCGCCCCTTGGCGTTCAAGCCACCCTTCTCGGATTTGCCCTCTTTCCTCTGCCATGCTGGAGACTTAGCCATAGAAAATTGTGACCGAAGTTACGTTTGCCACAGTTCCATGAACATTGGTGCTAAATAAAACACCCTCGCCCGGAAGCAAAATATACGTAGGTTGCGTAGCAGAAGCCACGGTGTTAAGCGTCATAACGGTTGTACCACCTGACCCACCATCTTTAAATATCACACTACCAGCCGTGCCTGTTGGAACCATGTAAACAGCTTTGACCCTTGCTCTAGCAAGAGCAGTGGGTGTTTGATTGGTAAATTGCCCCGTAGAAGTTAGCGGGACACTTGCCTGTACATCAGTTTGCATCGACATAATCAATCTCCTTTAAAAACGGGGCCGAAGCCCCTTGAGTTGATTAGG